CCTGCCAGCATCCGTCTTGCAAGCGACTGACCGAATGGCGGTCGAGCTGGCGGCGCGATTGATCGCGCAGTTCCGGAAGGCGGATGATGCTGAGGTTACATCCGCTCAGGTCGCGCAAATCCGCACGGCGCTGGCGGTGCTCGGCATGACGCCGGCCGATCGCTCTCGCGTCTCCGTGAAGAAGCAAACTCCCTCGAACCCGTTCGCCGACATGATGGGCGGATCTAAAAAGGCACATTGACTATGCCGGCCGATTTCGTCGGCAAGGCACAGGAGTACGCGCAGGCAGTCGTCAAAGGAAAAATCGTCGCTTGCAAGTGGGTCAAGCTGGCGTGCAAGAAGCACCTGGACGACCTGAAGGCTAGCCGCCGCAAGGCGTTCCCGTATTACTTCGACGAGGATGCGGCCAACAAGGTCTGCACGTTCCTGTCGCTGATGCCTCACACAAAAGGGCGCTGGGCGCGAAAGCGCGAACTCATTGAGTTGCAGCCCTGGCAGTGCTTCGCCTTCACGACTCTGTTCGGCTGGAAGATCAAGAAGAACGACCGGCGGCGCTACCGCCGCGCATACTTCGCGGTGCCCCGCAAGAACGGCAAGTCGATCATCGGCTCGGGGATCGGACTGTACATGTTCTCGGTCGACGGTGAGTTCGGGGCCGAGGTCTATTCGGGCGCAACCACTGAGGCGCAGGCCTGGGAAGTGTTCCGGCCTGCGAAGCAGATGCTCGAGCGGACGCCCGAGCTGCAGGAGGCGCTAGGCGCGGAAGTCTGGGCGAAGTCGCTTTTGGTGCCGGCGGACGGCTCGCGCTTTGAGCCTGTGATCGGCAAGCCGGGTGACGGCGCGTCGCCTTCCTGCGCGATCGTAGATGAGTACCACGAGCACGATTCGTCGGACCTAGTCGATACCATGGAAACCGGCATGGGTGCGCGTGAGCAGCCGCTGCTGCTCATGATCACGACGGCGGGCTTCAACATCGCAGGTCCGTGCTATGACCAGGAGGTCGAAGCCAAGAAGGTGCTCGAAGGGGCGCTGGACGACCCGGAGCTCTTCGCGCTGATCTACACGATCGACGACGGCGACGACTGGACCAGTCCCGCAGTGCTGCGCAAGGCAAACCCGAACTACGGTATCTCGGTCGATGAAGACTTCCTGCTCTCGCAGCAGCGACAGGCGACGCAGAGCGCGTCGAAGCAGGTCCGCTTCAAGACCAAGCATCTGAACATCTGGTGCTCCGCGAAATCGGCCTGGCTGAACATGCTGGAGTGGATGAAGTGCGCGGACTATACATTGCGCCGCGAGCAGTTCAAGGGCGAGCGCTGCTACCTGGCGCTGGACTTGGCAAGCCGCTCTGACATCTGCGTGCTGATGCTGGTGTTCGTCCGCGTGATCGACGGCAAGCAGCACTTTTACCTTTTCGGCGATTACTACTTGCCTGAAGCTGCCATCGAGGGTGCGGAGAAAAACGCTAATGCCTACCGCAAGTGGGTGATCGAGGGCTTTCTTCAGCAGCACGACGGCGCCGAGATCGACTTCGATCTGATCGAAGAAGACATGCTGGCACTCGTTGCTGAGTATGGGCCGGATGAAGTTGTGTTCGACCCATGGCGCGCCGCCCAGCTGGAGCAGCGGCTGACCAAGAATGGCATCACCGCGGTTGAGTTGGGGGCTCAGGTCAAAAACCTGTCACTCCCGATGAAGGAGCTCGAGAGCGCAACTAAAGCCGGTCGCGTGCATCACGACGGCAACCCAATGCTGACCTGGATGATGTCCAACGTCGTGGCCAAGATCGACGCCAAGGATAACATCTACCCCCGCAAAGAAAAGCCTGAGCAGAAGATCGACGGCCCGGTTGCCGCAATCATGGGTATCGCACGCGCGATCAGCGGCGAGGAAGTAACCACATCATTCTGGGAATCCTGATGAAAAAACTGATCAAGATGGTTCCCGACGCCCTTATCGTCAGCGGCGCCGGGGCGCTGTCCTATGGTGCCGGCCTGCTACACCCTGCAGCTGGATTTATCGCTGCGGGCGCACTGTTGCTGGTCGGTGGTATTTGCGCTGCGCGCCGCGCGCCAGTCGAGAAGGATGAGGCCTGATGTCGTTCTTCGTTCAAGCAGGGCGCCGCAATCAAGCGTTCGATGAGCCATTCTGGCGCGAGTGGATCGGCACTCTGGAGTCCGTGAGCGGAAGGGCTGTCAACTGGCGCACCGCCTTGCAGGTCGCCACGGTGTTCGCGTGCTGCCGCGTGATCGGCAATGGCATGGCGCAGGTGCCATTCAAGCTGATGGTCAAAAGTGGGCGGATGCGTGCGGCAGCAACCAAGCACCCGCTCTACAAGCTCCTTTCCCTCAAGCCCAACGACTGGCAGACCAGCTTCGAATTCCGCCAGATGCTGGCGTGGCATATTGAGCTGTGCGGCAATGCCTACGTGTTCATCAGCCGGAGCGTAGCCGGCAAGATTCTTGAGCTGATTCCGCTTCCGCCAGGTCATGTAACGCCGCAGCGCGACGAGAGCCTCCGCATCACTTATGACGTGACCGGGCTGGATGGCACGTTCCGGACATTCAACAAGGAGCGGATCTGGCATCTGCGTGGCCCGACGATTGACGGCTTCCATGGGCTCGACGTCGTTAAGCTCGCGAGGGAGGCGATCGGCCTGGCAATGGCGACCGAGGAAGCGGCTGCGCGACTGCACAAGAACGGTATCCAGAACTCGGGCGTCTATTCGGTCGATTCCACCCTGGACAAAAAGCAGTACGACGACCTGGCGACCTGGATCGGCAAGCAGTTCGCCGGAATGCAGAACGCCGGCAAGCCGATGATTTTGGATCGTGGCGCCAAGTTCCTGAATACCTCCATGAGCTCGGTCGACGCACAGAGCAATGAGACGAGGAAGACGCAGGTAGAGCAGATTTGCTCATTCATGGGCGTGCTGCCGATCAAGGTCGGTTTTTCCGACAAAACGGCCACGTTTGCGAGCGCAGAAGAGATGAACCGCGCGCACCGCGAAGACTGCCTTTCCCCTCGATGGGAGTCGTTTGAGCAGTCCGCGATGATCAATCTGCTGAGCGATGTGGAGCTTGAGGCGGGACTCTATTTCAACTTCACGGAAGAGGGCCTGCTGCGTGGCTCAGCGAAAGACACTAAGGACGTGATCCTCGGTTACGTGAACGGCGGCCTGATGTATCCGAACGAAGGTCGCGATCTGCTGGACCTGAACCCCGATCTGGACCCCGCTAGCGACAAGCTGCGCATCCCTGCAAACATCGTCGGCGAGCCCAAGCCAGCCGAACCAGCCGTAGCAGCTCCCCAGGAGTAAATAAGAATGCCCCCTTCGAATATGCAGCGCAAAGCTGCAGGACGAGTGCTGTCCGCCGAAAACGAACGCCTGCTGCGCGAGGCGCGCGACAACCTGGACGCCGTTCTGTCGCAGTTGGCCGAAGAAGATCCGCAGGACGCCGGGTCGTTCCGGCACCGCAACCGGATGGCGCTCAAGCCCGGTCATGTACGCATCAACGCTGACGCGGGCGAGACCGAAGCCGAGATCCTGATCTACGGCGACATCGGCGGTGGCTGGTGGGATGAGGGTATTACCGGCGAGTCGATCACCAACCAGATCGCCAACCTCGACCACGACATCATCAACGTGCGGATCAACAGTGGCGGCGGGCTGGTTTTTGAGGGCCTGGCGATCTACCAGGCGCTCGCACGGCACTCCTCGAAGATCATCATTCACATCGACAGTATCGCTGCCTCGATCGCCAGTGTGATCGCGATGGCCGGCGACGAGATCCGGATCAGCGAAGGTGCCAACCTGATGATCCATAAGCCGTGGTCTGGCATGTGGGGTGACGCCGACGCCTTCCGTAAGGAGGCCGACGTCCTGGATCAGCTGCAGGCCGGCCTGATCAACATCTACGAGGCCCGCACCGGCGCCAAGCGCGCGGACCTCGAAGCCTGGGTCAACGATGAAACCTGGTTCCTCGGGCAGGCCGCGGTCGACGCGGGCTTCGCAGACACGATGGTCCCAGCCAAGAAGAAAAAGGCCGCGGCCTCCGCGATGCTGAACCACTTCAAGAACACTCCAAGCAACCTGCTGGCGTCGGCCGGCGGTCCTGAAATTCGCGAGTTCGAAGCCTTCCTCCGCGACGGAGAAGGGCTCTCGAACGCGCAAGCAAAGCGCATCGCAGCCGCGATGTCGCGGGTGAATCGCGACGATCCACCCGAACCGCCAGCAAAGCCCCTCCGTGATGGTGGGGACCCTGCGGATGAGCAGAACGCAGCCGCCCGCCGGCTCGCGCAAGGCATCAAACAACTTACCTCCACCATCAAGGAATGACCATCATGGCTGAAAAAGATCCCGTTACCGAAGTAATGGAAGCGTTCAACGAGTTCAAGCGTACGAACGACGAAAACCAGAAGAAGCGCAGCACCGACCTCGACGCCAAGCTCGACAAGATCAATGCGGCACTCGACAAGCACGAAGACAACAACCAAAAACTGGTGCTGATCGACCAGCAGAACAAGGCGATGCAGCAACAGCTGGACGCCATCGAGAAAATCGCGAACCGTGCCGGCCTGGGCGGCGCGGGTGACGAGCAAGCCAAAGCGGCCCGCGAATACCTGGACGCCTTCAACCGCGTGCTGCGCAAGGCGCCGGAAAATCGCAGCTCCGACGACATGAAGCTGGTTCGCGAGCGCTCGAACGCGCTGGTGAAGGGCGACGACACCAGCGGCGGCTACCTGCTGGCCCCGCCGGACCTGCAGGCCGACATCATGAAGGACGTGCTCGAGATGACGCCGATCCGCTCGCTGGCGACGGTTCGTATCATCGGCGGCCCGAGCCTGAAGATGCGCAAGAAGACCGGCAACGGCTCGGCAAAGCGCGTCGGCGAGACCGAGAAGCGGACCAACACCGGCGATCCGGCATACGGCATGGCCGAGTACCAGGCGCCGGAGCTGTTCGCTCGCATGGAAATCTCGCAGCAGATGCTGGAAGACTCGGACTACGACCTGTTCGCCGAGCTGCGCGAAGACGCTGGCGACCAGTTCTCAGTCAAGGAAGGCATCGAATCCATCAGCGGTTCCGGCAACGGCCAGATGGAAGGCGTCCTGACGAACGCCCTGATCGAAGCAATCAAGAGCGGCCACGCTTCGCAACTGACCGCCGATGGCATCCTGAGCCTGTTCTACGGCCTGAAAACCGCATACGCGCGCAGCGCCGTCTTCGGTATGAACCGCCTGACCCTGGGCGCCGTACGCAAGCTGAAAGACAACGACGGCCAATACCTGTGGGTGCCGGGCATCGCCAACGGCGTGCCGAACACCATCAACGGCGCGCCGTATGTCGAAATGGCTGACATGCCGAACATCGCCGCCAACTCCTGCCCGATCGTGTTCGCGGACTGGAAGAAGCTGTACGTCATCGCTGATCGCGTGGCGATCTCGTTCTCGGCCGACTACGTGACCGAAGCCGACGACGGCCTGGTCGTGTTCCGCGCCCGCAAGCGCGTCGGTGGCGGCGTCCGCCAGGCCGAAGCCGGCAAGAAGCTGCAGATCGCAGCCTAACGCCGAATGATCCCCGGTCACGCGCCGGGGACTTCCGAAACCAATTCTCAAGGAATCGTCCATGCGCGACCTGAAATCCAATATCAAGCCGGTTCTGTCTCTGGCGCCGGCCACCCGCAATGCAGCCGCAAACGGCCTGGGTGTCGATCTCACCGGCTACAACGCTGCGTCGGTCGTGTTCTCGAATGGCGCGATCGGCGGAACCGCTTCGCCAACCTTCACCTTCGAGGTGCAGGAGAGCGACGACAACACCAACTTCACGGCAGTCGCGGACAAAGACCTGCGCGGCGTCGAGCCGGTGATCACGGCCGCCAACCAAGTCTCCCAGGTGAGCTACCTGGGCTACAAGCGCTACATCCGCGCCATCGTGAAGACCGTCGCCGGCACCACGCCCACGCTGGACTGCGCGGCCTATGTTGTCCTGGGCCATCCGGCCAGCGCGCCGACCGCTTAAGCCATGAAGATCCACATGCTGAGCACCGAGCGCGGCTCGGTCGACGGTATTCGCGTCGCGTCGTACGAAGCCGGTCAGGAGTACGACCTGACGGCGACGGCCGGCGCCCGTGATCTCGCCGAAGCGTTCGTCGGCGCCGGCCTTGCCGAAGAAGTGGGGGCGGCCAAAGCCGCCGTCGACCAGGGCGCCGCCGCGGACGAGGCTGAAGCCCCTGCCGCAGATGCTGCCGAAACCCCTTCGGCACCGAGGCCAGGTCGCAGGCCCAAAGCGCAGTAACCCCATGAGCCCCGAAACCGCCGCCTGGCTCGCCAACGTGCGCGCCGAGGCAGCGGCTCCGGGCGCTCTTATCGTCACGATTGTCGGTAAATCCGGATCAGTGGCGATTACCCCTGAAGACATAGTCGGCAAGACCGACGTCGAGCTGCTGGCGTTTATTCGCGGCCGGCTCGCTGAACAACGAAAGGCAGGCTATGCCGACAGCAGTAATGAATAAGTTCGACGACTACGTCGAGCAAACGAACCGCGCAGTGCACAACTGGGGCGCGCACACCTTCAAGGTTGCGCTGACCAACGTCGCGCCGGTGCGTACGAACACGGTTCTGGCCGACATCACGCAAATCGCTGCGAGCGGCGGTTACGTGGCAGGCGCCGGCGGTGGCTACCTCCTGGACAGCGTGGTGCTGACCGAGGTGAACGGTGTTGCAAAGCTGGTGATTGCCGATGAAGTGATCACCGCGACCGGTGGCAGCGTCGGGCCTTTCAGATACGCAGTCGTTTATAACGACAGCGCGACCTCGCCGGCTGACGCTCTCGTCGACTGGTACGACTACGGCAGCCCGATCACCCTGGCAGATGGCGAAAGCTTCACCCTCGATTTCGACCAGGCCGCCGGCGTCTGGACCATGACCTAAGGAGCCAGCATGACCGATACGCAAAACTTGCTCGCAGGGCAGAAAGCGCTGCTGCGCTCAAAAATGGCGGAAGTGCGCGCGCAAATCGCTGCGGTCAAGGCGCAGTCGGCGCCGGCCCAGGCAGAACTGGACGCCGCGATTGCCGAACAAAATGCGCTCGACGCCAAGATCGCGGGCCTTGCGGCTCAAGTCGACGCGATCGAGCAGCCGCAACTGCATTCGCTCAAGCTCGAGCTGTCGGCGCTGGCGCAGGCTGAATCGGCAATCAAAGTCGCCGGCGCCGACCAGGCGAGCGACGCCTCTACCGCGGGTTGATCATGACGCCCGAACAGAAAGCGGCACTCGAAGGTCTGGTTGGCCGTGAGCTCCTGCCGGCCGAGATTACCCAGATCGACCAGATCATCGGCATCCGCAATGACGTGGCGATCGAGGCAATTCTGTCGGCAGGCCGCACGGTGCATGGCTCGACGCAAATCGGCCCGGGAACCGTAATTGCCGTGATGGGCGATCCGCGTGGCGGGAGGTTTCTCGATGCCGTGCAGGAGCTCGGCGTCGAGGACCGGACTGTCTATTGGGGCATGGACCCGGTGCGCCGCGGCTCGCTCGACCTGAGCGTTCCGGCTGCCGTTACCTCCCTGATTGCGCTGAAGGGGAAGCTGCCGGAGTACGCCGTCGACATCGACAAGCTGCTTCTGGTCGGCGTGGTCCGTGATCCGGTCGGCGTCAATCGCGTAAGCGATGCGCTCAACAAAGCAGAAGGAAGGATGACATTGTGAGCGGTGAAATCGTTGTCGTGTGGGGTACGCTGAAAACCCTGGAAGCGAACGGCGCGGCCATCGCAAACAATGCATTGGCCCAGGCGGACGATGCCACCTACGATGTCGCGGTTGATGGGCTGTCGTATCCGAACGCGGAATTTGTGCTGACCGGCTCATTCGCTGTGGCGCCAACGGAAGGCGCAACGCTGGCGCTGTACGCTCGCCCGCTCGACATCGACGGCACGCTCGACGCCGAAGTGCCCGAGACGACCCGGTCGACCATCTTCATCGGCACGTTCACCGTGAACAACGTGACGACGCCGCAGGTGATACCGCTGAACGGCATCTTCGCGACCGATCTGCCGAAGCTCGCCGAGTACTACATTCACAACAACGGCACCGGTCAAAGCCTGTCGGCCGGCTGGAAGCTGACCGCTAAGCCGCGTACTCGCAAGGTCGCTTAAATGGCCGGCCTGCGCTACCAGCCACAAGGGCGCGCCACCCTTTCGCAGAATTGGAGGGCCAGGCTTCAGGGCGGTTTCGTCGGAAGCCCATCTGGCTATGCGCCTATTGGCCCGGCACCGCTGTCCGAAAGCCCCTCGTTTTCGGCGATCAAAAAGGTGGCGGCGTGCCCTGTCGGCTTGGCCCTTTCCGTCGATTCTTTAACGGACAGTGGCGCAGCCGCTGCCCTCACGATTCAGAAGGGGATTGTCAATAACGACTTCACCTTCGGCGGCGTGTTGCGTTACCGCGCTGTCAGTGGCGCCGGCGTGTTCGCGCGCTCCAGCTCCAGTACGATCCCGCTATACATTCCGTCGTCGGGCACGCTACTGCGCGCTCGCGTCAACGGCTCGGACCTGACCGCAAGCATTTCGCTGGCGGCCGGCAGGTACTACCGTTACGTCGTCACGTCGAACAAGTCCGGCATTTTCATGTTCGTCGACGGCCAGCTCGTGGCAAGCGGCGCAGCATCGACGGCATCGGATGGCGGCGCTCAGTTGTACACCTTTGAGGATGGCGTATTTGCGGGCGGCGCGTGGGATGCCGATGTCGCGCTGTGCTTCCTGATGGCCGGCGTTCAAAAGGAAGAAGCGCAAAGCCTCTCGGTAAATCCGTGGCAGATCTTCGCCGATCCTTACGAGGACGACGAAATATTCCTGACCGCTGCTGCAGCGGCGCCGAAGGCATACACCCTGGCGGCCAATTCGGGGGCGTTCTCGCTTACCGGGCCATCCGCAGCATTGCGGTTGAGCCGGAAGCTGTCGGCAGCATCGGGCGCCTTCGCGTCGGACGGTGCGCCCGTTTCGCTTCGTGCAGGGCGAGCGCTGCCCGCGGTGAGCGGCGCGTTTGCGTTGGCTGGTTCGTCGGTCGCGCTCCGCGCTGCCCGGTCGATTCCGGCCTCTGTCGGAAGTTTCGCGCTGACTGGCGCACCTGCGGGTCTGGGGGTGGCGCGCCGGCTTCTCGGTGCCGCCGGCGAGTTCTCGATTGCGGGCGCGGATGTTCGACTGGCATCGGCTCGACGCCTCTCTGTCAGCACAGGCGGCTTTGCGCTATCTGGCGCCGGCGCGGGCCTTCTTGCTGGGCGCCGCGTGACGGCGGGTGGCGGGAGTTTTGCGCTGGCCGGCAGTGGTGTCTCACTCCGCGCTGCACGTCGACTGTCCGCAGCACCTGGCGTGTTCGGCCTTTCCGGCGCCGCCGCGGTCTTGACGTACCAGCAGGCACCCGGGCAGAGCGAGGTGACGCAGTACGCGCTGACGGCTGCGCCTGGATCGTTCGGGCTTTCCGGATCAGCGGTCGCGATGCGCATCCAGCGCCGCTTGACTGCAGGCCGGGGCGGCTTCGCGCTGGCTGGCGGATCGTCGGCGCTGTCATACGGCCGGCGGCTGCTGGCGGCATCGGGCGCATTTGCCCTGCAGGGTAATGCGGTCATATTGGGCGCCGCGCGCCGCCTCTCGGCTCAAGCCGGCGAATTCGATCTTGTGGGCGCCGCGGCGCAACTGCATTACAGCGCTCAGATCGAATATGCCCGTGCGCCAGCTGGATCCGGCTATACGCCGCAACGACATGAATACCAAAGCCGACCGGCTGCGACTAGTTCGTCACGGCCGGCAAACATTCAGAGGAATATCCGATGACATCAATAGTGATCGTGCCGCCGGCGACACTGGCGGTCTCGATGGACGCCGCGCGCCGACAGGCTCGTGTTGACGTTGGGCCGGACGGAAAATCGGAGCTTGACGACGATATCATCCAGGCGGTTCAGGCGTACACGGCGAAGGCTGAAGAGATCACCAGCCGCGCCTTCATTCATCAGACGCTCCAGATCACCCTCGACCGCTTCAGTGAGAGCATCTGCCTGGACCGCACTCCATTGGTCGAGGTTCTGAGCGTGCGATTTCGCGACCCCGAAGGGGTCTGGCAAACCCTCGACCCACAGTACTACGACGTCGACGCGGACGGAGCGCCGGGGTGGATTGTGCCGGCGCCTGGCAAGGCATGGCCGGCAACCGCTGAGCGGATCGGCTCCGTCAAGGTGCAATACCGAAGCGGCTACGGGCCTACTGAGGCGAGTGTGCCGGCAGTGGCAAAAGAGTACATCCTGGTCCAGCTGCAGCAGAAGTTCGCACCGGTTCAGGGTGCGAAGGAATCCAACTTCGAGCGCCTGCTTGACGGGCTGATCGTCTACCTATGATGAACCGCCGAGTAACCCTGCTGCGCCGCGACATCGGGAAGGACGCTGCCGGCCAGTCGGTCGAGAGCTGGGAATCCCTGCCCGATGTCTGGGCCGACGTCCTTTTCGAAACCGGCGCCCAAGTGCTGCGCGCAAACCTGCAGGCCAACGTAAAGCGCGCCTCGATCCGGATCCGCTCGCGGCCAGATGTCGATAGCACGATGCGCGTGCGCTATCTGGGCGAGGAGTACGAGATCAAGGGACCGCCGCTGCCTGATTCGAACGACCGGCGGTTCATGTTCTTGGTCTGCGAGGGCGTGAAATGATCGGCTTCGATACTTCCGATCTGGAGCGCGCTGTTCAAGCGACGATCGATCAGGTCACGCCGGACGAGCAAATGCTCCGGGCGACTGGCTTCGTCGGCGCAGAAATCTTCAGGGACGGCGCAAAGCAGAATGCAGCCTCTCACGCCAAGACCTGGACGATCCACCGAAACATCATCGTCAAGCGATTGGAGGAGGAGTCGGACGGCAATCAGCGGCAGGTCTACTTGGTCACGGTTCGAAAGGGTGACTACGGCGGTGGCGATGCCTTCTACTGGCGATTCGTCGAGGACGGGCACAAGTTCGTGCCGAAGAACACCAAGATCAGCAAGCGCACCGGCAAAAAGATCGGGTGGAAGGCGCACCGCCTGGCGGCCGAGCTGGAATACGGCACCGCGAGCGCGCCAGCGTACCCATTCATGCGACCCGCCTACGAAAGCAGGAAGACGGTTGCAGTGGATGCGATGACAGAAAAGCTGCGCGAGCAGCTGCAAAGGAATTCGTCCCGATGACCCCTCATGCTCAAGTTCGCCAAGCACTGCGAGGCCTGGCTGGTGATCGGGTCTTCCCGCTGGTCGCCGATGAGGGCACGGCGGCGCCTTATGTCGTCTTCACGATCGTTGGCGGCAATCCGCAGGAATTTCTCAGCGGCGAAAAGCCGGAAAAGAAGTGGCGGCGCGTCCAGACCACCGTGTGGTCAAAGTCGACTACTGAGGCCAGCGAGATCGCCGACCAAGCGGAAGACGCCCTCAGGGCTGCGCCGCTCCAAACCGAAGTGCTGACTGTCGCCATCGACACCTACGACGAAACCACGAAGCTTCGCGGGGCCATGCAAGAGTTCTATATCTTCTGCTAACCGCAGCAACCCAAACCAAGCCGCCCCGAGCAATCCGGGCGGCTTTTTTCATGCCCGGTCCTCGGGCTCTTTTACTTGAAAGGCCCATATCAATGGCTATTTCCGTTCCAAACAATGCCGCCTTCGCGGTCGCATCGGCCTACGCGGCTGCGATCACGGTTTCCGCTGCGAGCAATGCTTCGGAGTGCGTGCTGACCACCGCTGCCAACACCTACGCGGTCGGCGATTTCGTCGAGCTCACCAGCACCTGGCCGCGCGCCAATGGCCGCGTCTTCCGCGTGAAGACTGCGACTGGCACGAGCGTGACCCTGGAAGGCTTCGACACCACCTCCACCAAGATCTTCCCGGCCGGCGCCGGCACCGGCTCGGTGCGCAAGATCTCGACCTGGGTGCCGATCCCGTTCATGAAGGCGTTCGAAGTCTCCGGCGGCGACCCGAAGTACAACACCGAGGAATTCCTCGACTACCCGGACGAGATCCAAGTGCCGAACGGCTTCTCGGCGACCTCCGTCACGATGACCATCGCCGACGACCAGACCCTGCCGCACCACAACGTCCTGCAGACCGCCACCGACAACCAGTCCTCGACCGCTGTCCGTGCGGTTCTGCCGACCGGCGCCGTGCTGCTATACAGCGGCCTGATGGGCTTCAACCCTACGCCCTCGATGAGCAAGGGTAACGCGATGGTCGTGAAGTGCGGCATGGCCCTGCAGGGCCGCCCGGTCCGCTACGCCTCGTAACTGCTTTGCCAGCTGGCGCTGATGGCGCTGGCTTTTCGCCCGCGGGGTAGCTCCTCGCGGGTCTTTTTACTTTCCTCGAAAGAACAAAACCATGGCACAGACAATCAAGCTGGGCAGTCGCCCGAAATCGTTCACCCGCGCCATCACCTTCGCAATGCTCGAAGGCGGCGAAGGCAGCATGGAGTGGACCTACAAATACCACAGCCGCAAGGAGCTCGCCAAGCTGATCGACGAGGTGCAGGCCGCCGCGCAAGCGCAGCATGAGGCTGACATCGCCGCCATCAAGGCGAAGGCCGAAAAGAAGGAGCCCATCGAGCCGCTGAAGCAGGTCGACCAGTTGGACCGCGACATCGGCCTGCAGGTGGACTACCTGATGCAGGTCGTCGAAGGCTGGAACCTGGATGTGAAGTTCGACCGCGCCGCCGTCGAGCAGCTGGCTGATGAGGTGCCGGCCGCGATCTCTGCGGCGATCGAAACCTACCGTAAGGCGATCAACGAAGGCCGCCTGGGAAACTGATCGCCGCCGCTCGGGCCATGTACACGCCGGCGCCAAGCGAGCATGAACTCGCGGCGTCCGGCATGTTGCCTGAGGATCTGGAGGGCGAAGCAGTGGAGGTCTGGCCCGAGAATGAGCGGGCCTACTTCCTGTTCCTGGACCTGCAGACGCAATGGCGGGTGGGGATGGGTGGCGCGACTGGCCTGGACTATCTAGTGCTGTTCGCCAAGCTGGACCGGATGAAGCTGGCGGCTGATGAGTCGGATGAGCTTGAGCAGGACATCCGGACGATGGAGCACGAAGCCTTGCGGGTCATGGCAGAGAGAGAATGAGGTGCAGATTTTGCGCTAAGGTAATATATCCGCTCTTTCACCCAGGAGGGAGCGATGAAACGCCTTTTGATTGCCGGATTGCTTTGCTGCTCAGCCAGCGCGTGGGCTCAAGGAGATCCATGTCCGAAGCCCGAGTACGCGTTTATATCGACGGCAAGTAAGTCGGAGCTTCGTGAGGAATATTGCTATCTGACCAGAAAGGCTCGTCGCGAGGAGCGAGGTCATCAACTGACGCAAGAGATGATCGCAAAAAAGCGCGACCTTCATTTAGACACCGTTGAAGACGGCAAAACAAGCTTGGATGAGCTCAAGGCAGCAAACAGTTGCAAGGTGGCGGCGGCGACGCTTGCTGAGGCTTTGTTGCGGCGATTCAAGAATAAGCCTCCATCGTGTAACTAAAACAGAATTCGATAAGCCAGCCCAGAGCTGGCTTTTTGTTGGGCGCCTTCGGGCGCTTTTTTATGGGCGGATGAATGAGCGAGATCGAAAACACTGCAACAATTCGGGTTGTGGCAGACGCATCTGGTGTCGAGGCAGGACTTCGTCAAGTCACCGACGCCGCGCGTAACACCGGTCGCGCAGTTTCAGAAGTTGGCACCGGGGCGTCCGCAGCCTCCCGCCAGGTAGAGGCTGCTCAGCGCAGCATCGTTCAGGCTATCCAGCGCACGACTCTTGCCATGGAAGCCGGCGGAAAATCCACCTCAGCGTACTTTGAGGCATGGGGCAATCACCGCGGCGTCGATGCCAATGTGCTCGCTCCATACATCAACCGCCTGAAGGAGGTCGAGCAGGCGCAGGCTGCTGCAGCCAGAGCAGCAGCGCTGCTGAACGAGGAACAGTCGCGGGCGGCCGAAGCGGCGAGAACCCAGGCGATTGCTCAGCGCGAACTCGCACAGGCCCAGGCCGCGCGGGAAAACTTCATCGCCGGGTTGCGTGAACAGGTCGCCTTGTTTGGCGCCTCGACCGATGAGGTAATGCGCTTTCGTGCAGCCCAAATCGGCGCCGCCGATGCGGCCGAGCCTTTGATTGCTCAGTTGCGCCAAATGCGCGCCGAGCAGGAGCGCGTTACCCTGGCTGCCAGGGAAAGCGCAGAGGCCGCTCGTGCGCAAACTGCCGCTCAGCGCGAGTTGGCGCAGGCGCAGGCCACTCGCGAGGCGTTTATTTCTGGGCTGCGCGAACAGATTCAGTTATTCGGACGCTCGACCGACGAGGTTCTGCAGTACCGTGCGGCGCAGATGGGCGTTTCGCAAGAGGCCGCGCAACTCATTCTGCAGCTGCAGAACATGCGCGCCGCGCAGGAGCAGGTCGCTCAGGCCGCCCGCGATCAGGCGGAGGCTCAGCGCCTCGCCACTCGCGAGCAGGCTGGTCGAGACTCGTTTATCGCCAGCCTTCGCGAGCAAGCCGAAGCGATTGGCCGCACACGCGCGGAACTTCTGGAACTTCGTGCGGCCGAGCTGGGCGTGTCGAGCCAGGCTGCGCCATTTATCGCTCGTCTTCGCGACGCTGAGGGCGGGCTTGCTCGCACTGGGGTTTCGGCCGCCCAAACCGCAAACGCACTTCGCCAAGTGCCGGCACAGTTCACGGACATCGTCACTTCGCTTCAGGGCGGACAGGCTCCATTAACAGTGCTGCTACAACAGGGCGGACAACTCCGCGATACCTTCGGCAGTACAGGCGCCGCTGCGCGTGCACTCGGCGGTTATGTCGTCGGCTTGGTGAACCCGTACACCATTGCCGCTGGTGCTGCAATTGCGCTGGCATTCGCCCACAAATCCGGCGCCGATGAGTCCGCGCGTTTCGAGCACGCCATCATCCTGAGCGGGAATGCGGCCGGCGTTACCTCGTCTCGCCTCACTGAAATGTCGCGCACTGTTGCCGCCATCGCTGGTTCACGCGATGCGGCCGACGCGGTGGCGCAGCTCGTTGAAACCGCCCAGGTGCCGGCGGATAGCCTACAGCGCTTCGCCATCGTTGCCATCGGCGCGCAGCAGGTGCTGGGGCGAAGCGTGCAGGATACGGTTGGCGAGTTCGAGAAGTTGGGCAAGTCGCCTCTCCAAGCGCTGACTGCGATCGATGAAAAGTACCACTTCATCAACGCAAGCACCCTTCGACAAGTGAAGGCGCTGCAGGATGTCGGCGACACGACCCGTGCTGCTGATGTGGCGCAACAGGCGTATGCCGCGGGCGTTCAGGAGCAGAACGAAAAAGTTCTTGCAACCCTGAATAGCTGGGAAAAGGCCTGGCTCGGCATCAAGATGTACGCCTCGGATGCGGCAAACGCGGTGGTCGACTTCGCTGGCGGCCGCGAAACCTCGAATTCCGAGAAGATCGGCAAGCTGCTGGACGACCGAACGAAAATCGAGGAAAACCTCGGCCGCGCGAAGAAGCGCAATCTCGCAGCCGATGTCGCAGCCTACCAAGCCGAGTTGGATGCGAATGAGCGCTCGATTAACGCCCTGCGCACCAAGACCGCGGCTCAGAACGATCAGGCGAAAGCCGCAGCCGCCGCGCAGAAGATCGACGATGCGCAGAAGGAGTGGGACAAGCAGTCTGATAAGTTCCTGAACCGAGAGGCGCAACAGCGCCACGACATCGCTGCTGCGATCCAGCTTGGCAAAGACGCCCATCTTGATTCGGCGGTCGTGGAAAAGCGGGTCGCCGATATCCGGAAGTCCTACTCGGACCTTTATAACGCGAGCATTGAGGAGAACATCGCCGCACTGAGGCGGCGTGACCAGGTTCAAGACCTCCTGGCGCAGCGCGAGCTCGCACGGATAGCAACCCGGCGCAACATTGGAGACATCAGCGAAGAGCAGGCGATTAAGAGTGGGGCAACGGTCGAGCTGGGGATAATTGATCGAAATATCGCCACAAAGAAGGCCGAACTAGCTCAGCTTCAAGGAAAGCTATACAGCAATCCTGCTCAGAAGGATAAGGAGCAAAAAGACAAAGAGGCTGAGATCGCCGAGCTCCGCGCTCAGCGCGGCAATCGCGAAGAAAAGCAGCAAAACGACCTCCTCGAACTGCAGGACCGCCGGCGCCAAAGCTCGGAAGCTCTCTACAAGACCGGCATCGTCGGCGCGACAGCGGAGCGGGACAGCCTGTTTGCCCAGGTGGAGGCGCAGTTCCAGGCCAACCAGGCGATCGGCTTGACTACGAAGCAGGTCGCCGAACTTGAGGCTGCCAGACTTTACGCCACCGCGGCGCTTAAAGATGAGACGGCCGCAGGACTGGCTGCGCTGCCGGGCGGGAAAGCACAGTCCGACCTTTATAAGGATCAGGCCCAGCAGCTGCGAGACCTTGCTGACGCAAAGGTCCGCGGCGCAGTCAAGCAGGAGATCTACGACAAACCGCTGCAGGACTTGAATGCGATGGTCGACATTCTCGGCGCTCTCGACCAAGCAGCACAGTCGGCAGCACAGGGCATGTCCAGCGCCTTTGGAAGTGTCGGTCAAGCCATCGGCGGCATGACAACGGCGCTGACGGGCTTCGAGCGCACGCAGGCTGCGATTGCTGCGCAGCTGGCGAATTCCCTGAGGGATGCTCACGGCGACCCGACGAAAATCCAGCGAGCCAACCAGGCTGCGGTCGAGGCGTCGGCCCAGGCTCAGATCAAGAGCTATGGCGACATGGGCGCCGCGGCTAAGGGCTTCTTCAAGGAAAACACCGCCGGCTACCGGGCAATGGAGGGTGTCGAAAAAACGTTCCGCGCGTTCGAAATGGCGACGGCCCTGTCGAACATGGCTCAGAAGCTGGGTCTGCTCGGCACCTATACCACTGCGGTTGTGGCGGGCAAGCAGGCGGAGACCCAGGCAGCGATTGCCAGTGTTGGCCCGGAAGTCTCGGCCGCCATGGTAAAGGGTCAGGCAGCTGCGGTTGCTGGTGTCGCCGGCCAAGCGCAGGGCGATCCGTACACGGCGTGGCCCAGGATGGCAGCTATGGCTGCAGTGATGGTGGGCCTTGGCTTTGCCGTCTCCGGTGGGCGCGGTAGTGGCATGAGTCTGGCGCAGCAGCGGCAAGAGGCACAGGGCGCCGGTTCGGTGCTTGGTGATTCTTCGGCCAAATCTGAGTCGATCAAGCGCGCACTGGATGCGGTCGAGAAGAACACCTACCAGGGCCTGGCGGTCAACAACAGCATGCTCGCCACGCTGCGCAGCATCGACACCAACATCGGCAGCTTTGCAAGCCAGTTGGTGCGTGGGACTGACATCACGAACCCCGACGTCGGCAGCCTGAACACCAATAACGGGGTCGCATCAACTGCCCTTAAATCGATTGCCGGCATGGGGATTGGCTTCGTTATTCCGGCCGTTGGCAACTTGCTCGGGAAGATTGCAACCTCGATCTTCGGCGGCAAGCAAAGCGTCGAAGATTCCGGCTTCAAGATGGACGCAACCAGCCTGGGTAGCATCCTGGGCAAGGGGGCGAGTGCGTTCCAATACGCGGACATTAAGACGTCGGGAGGGTGGTTCGGGCGAGACAAGACCAGCGAAAAGGAGACAGCGCTCAGCGATGCTGCCAATCAGCAGTTCACCGCGATCATCAAATCCCTGGCGGGCAGCGTCAAGTCGGCCGGCGAGCTCCTGGGCCTGTCTGGCGATGATTTCGCCAACAAGCTCAACAGCTTCGTGGTCGACATCGGGCACGTAAGCCTGAAGGATCTGAAGGGCGACGATCTCCAGAAGGCTATCGAGTCGGTTTTCTCGAAGCTCGGTGACGACATGGCGAAGTTTGCCGTGGGCGGCCTGGGCCAGTTCCAGCAGGTTGGCGAAGGCTACCTCGAAACGCTGGCTCGCATCGCAGGCGAATACCAGACCATCGACGTCGTGTTCCAGTCGTTCGGCAAGACGTTCGGCGATGTAGGCCTGGCCTCGATCGGTGCGCGCGACAGGCTTGTGCAGTTGGCGGGCGGGCTGGATAAGTTCACCAGCCAGGGCGAGTACTTCCTGCAGAACTTCTTCAGCGAAAAGGAGCAAGCCGCGGCGCTGCGCGCACGGATCGATCCGACCCTGTCGCAGTATGGCCTCGTGAGTTCTGGTGCTGAAGCGGAGAAGATGTTCCGCGACTTCATCGTCTGCCTGGATACCACGACCGAGGAGGGGGCAAAAACCTATTCGACCCTGATGACGATCGCGCCGGCACTCAAGCAGGTGATCGATTCGGAGAAGGGCTTGCTGGATGAGCGGAGGGATCTGCAAGACCAGCTCGACGAGCTGACGATGTCTTCGACTCAGCTTCTGGCCAAGCAGCGTGACGCGCTCGACGAGAGCAACCGCTCGCTGTTCGACCAGGTGCAGGCGATCAAGGTAGCCAAGGATTCGGCGAGCACGATGCTTGCCGGCGTTGGTGATGCGTATTCCGCGCTCCAGAAGGTGGTGTCGCGTGAAAAATCGGTGCTGCAAACCAGCGTCGACTCGCACACCGCGGCCTTTAACAAGCTGCAAAGCCTGTCGCAAGCACTCCACAGCACGCTCGATTCGCTGAAGTCTCCGGACCAAAAGGCGATGGAGCGCGCAGTCGGTCAGGCGCAGATCCGCGCCGCGCTGGCGGTCGCCAGGGCAGGCGGCCCGCTGCCGGATTCGGAGAAGCTGAAACAGGCGCTGAGCGCAGTCACGCAGGATGCGAGCTCGCAATTTGGCTCGTACGCCGACTACATGCGCGACCTGCTGCAGACACAGAACGATGTC